TGTTGGAAACGAGATCCGGATAGTAACGATCGAGCAAAAAAATCGCGCGAGGGCTGACGCCCCTAATCCGGAGAAGGATGGGGTTGCGGCGGCTGGTAATGGCGGTGAAACAGGCGAAGGAGGTCAAGATGGGTGAGAAGAACGAGTGTTGTCCAGAATGCGGGGTCCCGTGGCGCGTGCATCCTTCTATGCCATGCAAGCCCCGTAGCGAACAGGTCGCGGCTGAACCCCTCACCAAGAGGGACGTTCTGGAAATGGGGCGTGTTCTGAGAGCCAATAACGAGCCTATGCCCCGCATGATGTTCGTAAACGTTAAGTTTCTGCATGACCGCGGCTGGACCGATGAGGATATCGAGTTGTACCGGGCTGCTTATGCCGAAGACCAAAACTGCCTGGGGAAGAGACTGGGGAAAGACCTCGTAATCCTGCCTTGCGGTGCGTGGCCGGGTCTCACGACGAATCGCGCGAAGCCTGAAGGCGGTGCGGACTGCTGCAACTGGACGCACGAGGAAGGCGACTTGTGGACCGCTGGCTGTGATCTTCGTCTCCGCGGAGGCCGAAGCGCGGTTCGCACCTGGTGTCCTAACTGCAAGAAGCCGGTCAACTACGTCAAAGCGTTCGAGGAACCTGAAACCGCGACGAGTCTTCGGGACAAGAAAACGAGCATGTTGGCCCTACTGGATAGCGATAGCCAGGTCGAACAACTCCGGCTCCAGCTCGCGGCGTGCAGTGGGGCGGCGCTGGGGGCGACGAAGGACAGGGTCAAGATTGGCGATTACGGGTGGAGCCCGGCATATCAGGACGTCTACGAGCTCAGGGTGGAGTTCGACAAACTGATTAAGCGGATTGGCCCCGGCGTGCCGAGGATCCCTCGTAAGGTCAATTTCGGGCGGCTTCTGTGGGGCTCAATACTGATTTTGAACGGCGTTGCGGGGGTTGCGATCAGCGATACCGACAAGTCGGGGCTGCTGGTAGTGCTGGGTCTGTGCGCGTTGGCGTGTGGTGTGGAACAGATCGTGAGCGAGCTTTCGCGGACGAAATCGAAGGAAAAGGCATGAAAACGACGAGAATTGGTGTGGTACTGGCGTTGGTAGCTGCGGTTGTGGTGGGGTGTTCCTCGCTTCCAACAGAGATCGAGATCCCCGTGGGCATTCTTCCTGGGGGGTCGATCGGGCCGGGAACGAATGTGGTCACTGGAACCGGAAACAAGGCGTGGCTCTCCGTGGGCTGGGGCAACGTGGATCCTGCGGCGTACGGTGGGCCGATGCCGTGTCCAGGGACCGATGTAGACTCCCAAGGGCTGTACACCGTGGGTGCCGGCAGCGGCTACACGGCGGTAATGCTCCAAGACGCGGCCGCGCCGTGGTCGGAGGTGATCCGGAACTCGATGGCCTTGACTCAGGGCTACATGCGAGGCGACCGCTTCGTGTTGACGATGTCGGGTCATGGCGCCTGGGGTCCCGATGACAACGGGGATGAGCCCTCGGGCATGGATTCCTTCATTTGCGCTTGGGACCAACAGGTGAGGGACGATCGATTCTTTACCGAGCTACTCGTGCCATTGGCGCGTCAAACGCCGGGGCTCAGGGTGACAATCATCGCCGATCAGTGCCATTCCGAGGGGAATTTCAAGCACGCCAAGGCTCGCGGTGGCTACCGGCTTGTGTCTGAGCTCCACTTTCGCGGCACGATCGACCTCGAATTGATCCATATCGCCGGTAGTTTCGAGCCCGACTACGCCTATGGGACCTTCAGCGGGGGGCGCCTGTCTCAGAACCTGCTGTCTGTGCTGGCGCGTGGCGGCGCTACGACAAGGTCTCTGTTTGTGGATACCGAGTTCCTCATGCCGTCGAATCAGCCGATAGTATGGAGCGAGTACGGCAACGTGAGTGATGCCTTCAGGAACATGCTCGTACTGGAGTAGGAGCCATTTCGAGGCCCTTACGCTATCGGAAATCTACGACAGGAGATCGATATGAACGACGAAAAGACGGATGCTCCAGCGGAAACATGGGACGCCAAGGACTACCAAACCGTAGAGGACGGGGCAGGAAACAGGGTCCTGTCTGAAACGCGGCTGGTCATACGAAAGAGCTATGACGAGTTTGACCTGAGCATGGACATCATGCAGGTGGATCCGTTGCGGCCGCAACGTCCGGTTGCCCTGTGCTCCAAGGTCGAGATGCGAACCCACCAGCCCGGGGAGATGCTGCAAAGGCCAATCAGGATCACCAAGGCCGCGGCCCAGGACATCGTCGACCAGCTCTGTGAGATAGGGATTCGGCCCTCGTCAGCTCCGGATATCCCGATTGGCGAGAAACAGGCGATGGCCGAGCACATCAATGATCTGCGGTCAGAGAGGGACTTCGACCGGGAGATCATTCACGAGGTAGAGGAGCGTACAAAGGAGAAATAGTCATGGCAGCATCAGCAAGACGGAACGGAAAGCCAAGGACCGATGCCGAGCGCAAAGTGCGGCACAAGGCGAAATACGGAACCACGAAGTTGCCCAAAAGGGGAACTGGCCGAAGCAAACAGTAGTGACGAAACCGTGAAAAACACGGAAAAACGAGAGAAAGAGGTAGTCATGGAGTCAGGTATCGAAGAGAAATGCAGTGATATGCGCGGACAGATCAGGGACGTCGCCGGAGTCGTCAAGGACCTGATGAAGCACTCAGACGTCGAGGGGCAGCCCGATCCGGAAGCACAGAGTGAGGAACGCGCCAACATCATGCTGGCCTATCGCCACCTCGAAGACGCACGTATGCGCCTAGGTAAGGTCATGCAGGCCCACCAGGGCGGCGTCTCCATCTTCGATCGCCAGGAATCGCAGGGCTAGAAAGAACGCGCGCCGGAGAGCCCGACAAGTGAGGAGCATAGTCGTGGTTCCCGAAAGGGGTAAGGCCTCACTCTGGCGCGTGGTTCACCATTTTTTTGTTCCACGTAGAACCGAAACAGAGACAAAACCACCGAAAGGGTCGCAATGGACAAGCTCGTACTGACAGTGTCGGAGAAGAAGATCGACGGCAAGTTCCGGATTTTTGGCAACGATGGGCAGATCGCCAGTCGCGCAGACAACGGGGATCCGCTGGACTACGGCGGCCAAGAAGACCGGGACAAGCTCGTGCGTATGGCCGGCCACATCTCCAAGTCGGTGAACGCGAAGCGCGAGAAAGAGGACGCCGAATAGTGTCCACGTACCGCAAAAGCAAGAGCGGCTCGGTTGTTCGGGAGGACCCTGAGCCGCTTTTGACCACGAATCATCGAGGATCGGAGGACTTACTATGCCAGGGGAACACAATTTCACTCCCGAACAGCTCGAAGATAAGTGGTGGCGACTTAACCACCTCTATCTTATCCAAAACGAAGACGGAGTTACCGTCCAGTTCAAGTGCAACTGGGCTCAAACCAAGTTCTACGCCGCCATCTGGTTCAAAAACGTAATCCTGAAAGCCCGACAGCTTGGGTTCTGCCTTGACCCCGCCACTCGCGTACTCACGGCTGATCTTCGATGGGTTCCCATTGGAGACATTGAGCCGGGCACGGAAGTCGTTGCCGTTGACGAATACCCCTTGACGTCCGGTCGCGGGTCTTCAAGAAGGATGAGAACGGCCTCGGTGATTGGCAGGCGAGAGGTTGTCGAGTCTGCCTACACTATCACATTCGATGATGGGCGTAGCGTCACTTGCAGCGGAAAACACCGATGGTTTTCCAAGATGACCAACACGCAGGGTGATTGGCGAAGCGTTGAATCACCGACCAAGAAGAAATTGCGTGTTGGAACAAAGGTAAGGTGGATCACAAAACCGTGGAGCGAAGGAGACTTCGAAGACGGATGGTTCGGAGGGATCATTGACGGAGAGGGATCTTTTAGCAACGGAAACGGGTCGAACGGTGTTTGTGCATGCCAGAAAAAGGGAATTATCTGGTCACGAATGCGAGAGTATGCGTCTGACAGGGGATACAACGCTTGCGTCGAAAGTGATAACTCTGTGCGTCCGAGCAAGCATGGCGATGAGCCGTGTCCAAAGTTGGCATTCGGTCGCATGGATGAACTCTTTCGCCTGCTCGGCCAAACCAGGCCCGTCCGGTCACTTGGTACGCGGTTTTGGGAAGGACGCGACATGCCAGGAAAGCGTTCTGGCATTGGCTGGTCCACAATCGTCAGCATCGAACCTGTCGGAACGCGCAGGCTTGTTGACCTACAAACGTCGACAGGTACGTTCATAGCTGAGGGATTTGTCTCTCACAACTCGACGCTTATTGACCTGTGGATCCTCGACGAGTGCCTGTTCCAGCCAGGCCTTGAGGCCATCATCATTGCCGATACCAAGCCCCATGCCGAAGATCTCTTCCGGCGCAAGGTCAAGTTTCCCTTCGACAACCTACCTGTGGCCATTGGCGGGATCATCATGCCCGAAGACGGCACAAAGGGGTCTGCAGGACAGCTCAAGCTCAACAATGGCAGCGTTCTCTCCGTGGTTACGTCTGCACGATCGGGCACGATCCAGCTTCTTCACATCTCCGAGTTCGGGAAAATAGCGGCCACACACCCAGACAAAGCCGACGAGATCGTGACGGGTACCCTGCCGGCGGCCAAGTCGCACAAGGCCATGGTGTTCATCGAGAGCACCGCGGAGGGCTATGGCGGCCATTTTCACGAGTACTGCGAAGAATCGCGCAAGGTGAAGCGTGAAGTGGATGCTGGTACCCGGGAGTTGACCTTCATGGACTACAGGTTCCACTTCTACGCATGGTGGATGGAGCCGGTCTACAAGTTGACAGGGCCACCGTTGCAGCTCTCAGACAAGGATATCAAGTACTTCGACAAGGTCATAGCGGACGTCAGAGAGCAGATGGGGATGGAGATTACCCTCATTGACGACCAGAAGCGATGGTACCTGGCAAAGGCCCGTGAGCTCAAAGAGCTGATGAAGAGGGAGTACCCGTCCACTCCGGATGAAGCATTCGAGCAGTCGATCGAGGGCGCATACTTCAGTGCTCAGATGGCAAAAGCCCGTAATGACGGGCGTATTTGCAGTGTTCCGGTGCAAGACGGGGTCATGGTCGACACGTGGTGGGACCTGGGGATGGACGATACCACCGTGATCTGGTTCACGCAGAACATAGGCAGAGAGATCCACGTTGTCGACTACCACGAGGCCAACGGGGAAGGCCTGGCCTACTACAAAGATGTTCTGGACAAGAAGAAGTACCGGTATGGCCGGACTGTAGGTCCTCACGATCTGGCAGTGCGCGAGCTGGGCACTGGTAAGAGCCGACTCGAGACGGCGGCCTCACTCGGGCTGAGGTTCGAGGTAGTGCCGAAGGTCAATGACAAAATGGATGCGATCGAGGCCGCGCGAAACATCTTCAAGGTCTGCTGGTTCGACAAGGCCAAGTGCATCGAGGGCATAGGCCACCTGGACAAGTACCGCAAGGAGTGGGACCCCAAGCGCACGGTGTTCCGTTCTTCCCCTCTCCACGACATGCACAGCAACGGTGCCGACGGATTTCAGACCTTTGCGATGGGCCATAGGTGGGGTGGCGCCGGGTTCTTTGGCGGCGGCGGCGGGAGACGAGAAGTAGTCACATCAACGAAATGGGGTGGAGTATGAGCAAAAACGGGCAACCTACCGACGAAACGGATATCTGGGGCGAACAGCCAAAACGGTCGATTACCGAGATAATCAACGATCCAGAGATCAGCGATGAAGAAAAGTACCAGCTCACGATGGCCCACAACGTGTGCCTTTCCGAGTACTGTCACATCATACGGGAGAGCCTTTCCAGCATCGTGGCGGCCTGCAATCGCCATATCCAGCATCTCGCACGGAGCCCGATCGCCCCGCCTTCTTCCGAGATGCAACAGATGTTCTTTGACATAGGCGCTGCGGCGTCAGCGGCAGGAACAGCCAAAGCGCCTACTCCTGAGCAGCGCGACGCCAACGGAGTGCCGATCACCAGCGCCGGTCCTGTAGTCCTCTCCGGAAAGACGCCGATCCATACCAAGAACTAGGCCATGAGCCGATCCCCTCTCAGAATGGCATTCCGGAAGAACCGCCATGGTGTGTGGACCTGGCGGCTGTTCTACTTCGACGAGTACATCGACACCGGCAACGCTGCATCCCAGACAGAAGCCAGGAGCCGAGCCCGGGAAGCGCGCTCCAAATGGCTTCGCCTGCAAGAAACCCCTTGACCGTACCTCTTACCGTGTCAGGGATGGGGTCATTCAAGGGAAGCTATGCTTATTCGCATGTACCGAAGGCCAACGGATGTAGGGATGAACCATACATGGATCCACAAGCCCCAGTAGGTCTTTCGGGGTCGAGGCCCGTTGTCAACTTCATGAACAACGAGCAAATCGACGCCAGGGACGAGCAGAACCGACGGAAGCTCGAAAGTGTTGCATCCAGTGAGCCCGTGATAAGCTCACTCGCCTCACACGTACGTGGGTGTTTCTCTGATGCCCACGCAGCAAAAGGCAAAAACGGCATTACCGAACGTCTCCTCGATGCCCAGCGCCGGCGCCGCGGTGAGTACGCCCCCGCCAAGAAGGCCGAGATCCTGGCAATGGGTGGTACCCTGCTGTTCTCCAAGGACACTGACACCAAGTGCAATGCCGCCGAAGCGATCATGACCGACATACTCATGCCGCAAGGCGATGAGAACACTTGGGGCTGTACGCCCACTCGAGTGCCCACGCTTCCGGATGAAGTCTCCGAGCAGGTAATCCAGACCACTCTGATGCAGGTCGCTACTGAGGTTCAGGCCAGCGGCCAGGTCCCCAGCGAGGAAGTGATCTTCCAGTATTCGCAGAATCTACGTGAGGAAGTCCTTGAATCGATATGGGAGGAAGCTCTCGAACGGTCGGAGAACATGTCTCGCGTAATGACCGACCAGTTGCAGGAGATGCACTGGGAGAAGACTTTCAACGAGTTCCGTTCGAATGAGGTGACGTTTGGTACCGGGTTCATCAAGGGCCCGATCGTGAAGCACACGAAGAAAATGGGCTGGGCTGGAGGCGAGTACACCGTTCTTGCGAAGCTGGGGCTGGACTCCACCGCGCCCTCTCCCTTGGACATGTTCCCTTCGGATGCTTCTGTTAACGTTGAGGATGGCTTCATGATTGAGCGCGTAAGGTCCAATCCCAAGTCTCTGTCTGGTATGAAGGGAAACCCCTACTGGCAGACCAAGGAGATTGAGTACATTCTCACCACGCACCCGAACGGCTATACCGAAGTCATGCCGGATGACCAGGCTCGGGCGAACGTGGAGTTGGCCGAGGCCCCCCAGAACCGCAAAGCGGCCATGTATGACATGCTGGAGTTCTGGGGCTCGATCTCTGGTACTCAGCTCGCAGACTGGGGCTTCCCGGGTCTCGTCCCGACCGACTACTACGATTTTCAGGTGATGACATGCGCGAACCGAGTGCTCAAGGTCATGCCCAATCCGGATCCCCTCGGACGTAGCCCGTACTTCAAGGCCTGTTACAAGCAGATAACGGGCTCATTCTGGGGTAACGGTGTTCCTCATCTCATTTCGGATCAACAGGATCTCGCAAACGGCGCGATTCGCGCGATCGCCAACAACATGATGATGGCCAGTGGCCCCATGGTGGCGATCGACGTGAACCGTCTTCCTCCCGGTACCAAGATCGAGTCACTCCATCCGTGGCAACTCTTCCAGTTTGAGAACCCCTCGGGGCTCCCTACGGACCCAATCAAGTTCTTCCAGCCACAATCCAACGTCAATGAGCTCCTTGCGGTCTACGCGGCCGCAGTCCGGAAGATGGACGACGAGAGCGGCATACCGGCCTACCAGTACGGCAGCGAGAAGGCGTCCGGCGCCGGCAGGACCGCCCACGGACTATCCATGCTCATGAATGCGTCTGCCAGGCTCATCAAGGAAGCCCTCGTACAGATGGACCTGAACGTGGTCGAGCCGTATCTCGAACGAGTCTACGTGTGGAACATGTTCTATAACCCCGACGAGAGCATCAAGGGTGACGCCCAGGTCGTGACCTACGGTCCCACCAAGATGCTGATGCGCGATATGAAGCAGGCGCGCCTTGCAGAGCTGACCGACCGTGTCGCTGGCAATCCTGTTGGCCTTCAGCTCGTGGGGCCGGACGTTGTTGCCGACCTCTACAAGATGAACGCTGAGATGGTCGACCATGACGTTGGAAAGCTGTTCCCAGATGGGGAGACAGTCAGAAAGCGCCTGGCGGCGATGCCTCCGGAAGAAGGTCCCGGGGCCAGTGGTGGGAAGAACTCTGCCGGAACACCGGCGAAGCAGGAACACGCCTTAGCGGCGTAAGGAGATAGAAATGGCAGAACGACAACTCATGACGTTTGGGACTATCCGACTCACTCCAAAGACGGCGGACCAGATCAACGCGATCACAAATCCGGTAGACGGGCAGATTGCTTTCTGTACGGATGATTCGAGCAGCACTCGCTGCATCGTGTTCTACGACGCAGACAATGGGGCTTGGTACGTATCCGAAACCGGTTCCGCGATGGGTTAGAGAACAATTTAAGGCAGACCCCGGGCGGCCACTTGGGGGAAGCAATTCGAGGGACGGCATTCTGGTGCCAGAACATCAGATGCCGTCCCTTTTTGTCTTCAGGAGAATAGTGGAATGCAGATACCGAGAGACGCTGAGTACACGGAGCTCCTACGCGCATTCTACAACCTGAGCTCGAACCCGAGCATGGCCAAGATCCTTGAATGGATCAGGGGCGCGAGAGACGCCCAAGACAAGGCAAACCGGATACCCGGCCAAGAGAACAAGTGTTCCGCGGCCCACGCCTTGACAACGATTTTGGATGTAAACGAGAGCGCCCTTGCAGGAGAGAAAGGACGCCAGTTGTAAACCAAATGGGCCTCACGGCCCGAAACGATGCCGCCTGGACGGACAGCCGCCTAGACGGAGGAGAACCGAGAAATGGCAGACGACCCGCAGACACAGACAAACGACCCCGACGCAATAGTAGAGGCACGGGCACGCGTTGAGAGGGCAAAACAGACTGGGACGCCGAATGCGCCCGAGGCTGGCCCTGCAGACGCAGACCCGAATGCAAAGCCCGACGCCGCAGGCGCCGCGACTGAGCCGCCGAAACCAGCAAGCGCCGGGGACGGAACGCCAGCGCCGGAAGCAAGTGCGGCCGCAGACGCCGAAGCGAGCCAGCTACGCCAGAAGGTAGCCGAGCTCACAAAGCGGATACAGGACGCCGACGGTGCCAGGGGTGGAGAGCTGAGCAAGCTCAGAAACCAACTGGCGCAGATGAACGAGCAGATGACACTGATTGCCAACGAGAACAAGCAACTACGCGAGACCAAGGAGAATCCTCCTGCTGTAGCGCCCAAAGAGGATGCAGCCGGAGAGACGACCGCGTGGGACGCCGATGTTGCTGATGCCTACAAGGGCATTCCTGAAGGAGTGGTTGCGTCCTATGGCGACGAACTTCCTCGGATGGTCGTGGCGATATTCAGAAACATGTTGGCGATGTCGAACGTTGCGCCTGTCGCAGCGCCGCCCACGCCGACACCTGCCCCTGCTGCTGCCCCAGCTCCCGCGAGCGAAGGCGAAGCCGGTGGAGTCACATCGTACATTGATGCCGTCGAGGCGCTTGCTCCTGGCTTCGCCACAGCGAATGGGAATATCGAGCTGAAGATCCCGCCAGATGCGAAATGGTTCGCGTTCCTTGAGAGCGTGAAGGATCCCAGCGAGTCCCAGACGACGTGGCGCGAGGCCCTTGATGGCAAGGACCCAGAAGATGTAGCCGCGGCGTTCAACACGTACAAGGCGATCGCGCCTGCCGACCCAAATCCGTTAACGCCCCCGATCGAAGGTCAAGAAGCCATCGACACGAGCCGTACAGCCACACCGGAGACACCAGGCGAGAAGCCTGCTACCAAGGTCGAATACGACGCCTTGATGAAGGAGCTCCAGTTTGGACGCGGCGAAATGCCGATGGATACATACAACCAGAAACGGGAGCGCCTGAGACAACTGCAAGAAGCAGCGCGGACCGGAAAAATGACGTAACAGCATCTTTTTTGGTCCCGAGTGGGACTAATTAACTGAACGACTCAGGAGAGCGGTTGCCTCACCGATCAGCGCGATTGAAAGGCCTGAAATGAGTTTGGCTACCGCAGCGGACTATCCGCAACTGAAAGACCAGGGTGTAATCCCTACACTGTACGCTGATGAAGTAAACATCACGTACTACGACGAGTGCTTGCTGCCTCGTGTCACGAACTCGAAGTTCACCGGTGAGGTCAAGAACGTTGGCGATAAGGTAATCATCGCCCAGCGTCCCGTGATCGAGACGAAAGACTACGTCAAGGGCATGACGCTTGAGACGCAGATCCCCGTCGCGCCGAACATCGAGCTCAACATCGAACGTGCGAAGTACTACCGCTTCGGTATCGACAACATCGATGCTCACCAGACTCACATTGTGCTCAACCGCGAGTACATCAGTGATGGCGTTGAGCGCATGAAGATCGACACCGAGACGGACTTCTGGGCCGACGTCTACACGGAAGCCCACGCAGACAACAGCGGTGTTGCTGCTGGCGCGAAGTCTGGGGCGTACAACCTGGGATCGGCTGCCGTTCCCCTGGGGCTCGATGCAGACAACATCATCCAGCTACTCACATCGGTGCGTGCTGTTCTTGGTGAGCAGAATGCAGCGAAGCCTGGGATGTGGATTGTTGTGCCCGAGTGGTGCCGGTGGCTGCTGGTCAACTCCGATCTGAAGAATGCTTCGCTCACGGGTGATGCGAGCTCCGTTCAGAGGACCGGACGCTTGGGCGAGATCGATGGTCTGACCATCTACACGTCCAACGTTCTGAAGACGGCCACGTACGTCACGCACGCGTCGACGCACATCATGGCCGGCAACAAGGATGCGATCACGTTTTGTGCTCAGATGGCGAAGTCACGCGCCTTCGAGGCTCAGAACACATTCGGAATGATCTACGACGGCCTGCACGTCTATGACTGGGAAGTCATCAAGCCCGAGGGTCTCGTGTCGATCGTCGCCTACAAGGCGTAAGCAAAAATGGTCTGGTGTTCCTTGGGGTGAGGTGCCCCTAGGACGCTTGGCTCACACAGAGAGATCAGGAGAGAAACAGTGAAGAAAGTATTGAACATAGTGTTGGTGGCTGCCCTCGTGGTGGCCGTGCCGCTGTCGGTGTTCGCAGCAACGTATGACATCGCCGTAGGTGGGTCGACCGCATATTCCGCTCACGCCCGTCCCAAGGTGTTTGTCTTTGAAAAGGAACTCAACCTAGCGACAAGCAACGCCACGTCCGCTGACGTGTTCCAGATGATAAACATTCCGGAGGACACTATGGTGTTGTCCGTCGTGGCTGTCGTCTCGACTGCGGAAGGGGCCGCTCTGACGTTTGACGTCGGGGATGGAGCGAACGCTGATGGATGGATCGACGGCGCAAGTGCCAACGTGACAAACGTGACGTATGACGGGAGTTCCCAGTTGCTCGGTACTCTGACGTGGGACCCGGGAAGTCTGACCAATGAGGCCCAAGCGGTATCAAACATGACCGTGACTGGTGCGGCTGTTGGTGATTTTGTCCTCGTGGCACCTCCGGTCGACGTTCAGGGTATGCTTGTCAGCGCGAACGTCATATCGGCATCCACAGTAGAGATCGTGCTTCAGAATGAGATCGGGGCTACCAACCTCATCGATCTCGCGTCTGGGGTATGGAAAGGGATTGTGTTCTCCGGAACAGAAGCCTATGCCGTGAACGGCGGCAAGCTCTACAAGAGCGCCGACACGATCGACATCACGATCAACACGGCGGCAGCGGACGCGGCGAAGATCACGCTGAAAGTGCTCTGCGCCAACATGTAGAACATCTGGGGTGGGTGCCGTCACACGTACAGCGTGGCGGCACTCCCCTCTTCTTTTCCATTCACTTTGATTCGAGGTAGGACACGATGAGCGAAACACCGAAATTCCTGAAGAACACGAAGCCGACCAGTGGCGTGGTATTCCCGTACGACGAGATTCAGGCCAAGAAGAAGCACATGGAACCGTACGAACCCACTGAGGCAGAGCTCGCAGAGTTCGCCGGGAAGGCCCAGAACGCCGACGAAGAGGCCGAAGCCAGGACAGCCGCCAAGGCCGCTCGCAAAGCCGCCGAGAAGGCCGCCAAGGATGCCGAGAAGCAGGCCCAAGCTGATGCCGCGGCCAAGAAGAAGGCCGACGACGAAGAGGCCGAGCTTGCCGCATTGGAAGCCGAAGAGAAAGCCACCGCTGACAAGGCCGCCGCTGAAGCCGCCAAAAAGAAGTAGTCGGGTCCTGATCTCTGTTGAGGATGGGGGTCCCGGCCCCCTTTCTCTTGATCGTGACAGTAGGGAGCAGGAACAATGGCACCAGAGAACACAGGTAGTTCGATGGGAATGGAGCAACTGATACTTCAGCAACTTACGAAGCTAAATTTTTCAGTAGGTGAACTGTCTTCAAGCGTGAAGCAGAATGGAGAGGCGGCAGCAAAGCTGTTCGAAAAGGTTGATCACTTAGAGGCTCATGGGTGTGTTACGGGAACGCACAACGCGCAAGCAATCCTGGTCAACGACGACCGTATCAAATCACTGGAAAAGTCTGACAATCATTCCCACGGTAAAGCGGCCATAGTTGGCGGCAGTTCGGTTGCTGGCTTACTCACTCTTATCGGTGGGATAGTCAAAGGCATTTCGATATGGAAGGCCCATAGTGGAGGGTAGAATGCACTTTGCGCGCGCAAACCTTGAACCTGCTCTCATCCTGGCAGGCCGCAATAACGCGAAAGACGCTCGGTACGCGCGCGGAATCCGTTTTGTTCTCGGGTCTTACACCAACCACAACGCACTGATTATTCCCGATTCCGTGGCGGGTGGGTTTTGCGTTGGCGACACGACCGCCCCGAGATCCTCAATCGTTCCTCTTGAGGCCTATGAGCGACTGATGAATGAGGAGGGCTATGTTGTCCGGATCTGGCGTGTCCGCGGCCTGACCGATCAGGAGCGTGCCTCTGTTGCCTACATGTGGAGAACGCGTTGTAACAATCTCCCGTATGCGGATCATACAGTGAGGCGACTCGCTATCTTCCGGATTGTGAATCACTTGCCCTTTCGTCTTCGTATCCACGGAACATGGTGTTCTGAGAACACGGCAAGGCCATTTTCCCTAATCTTGCCGCTCGATCGCGACCCCGCCAGGAAGCCAAACGGAAAGCGGAAGAACAACGTTACGCCAAGAACCTTCGAGAATAGACTCGTGCAGGGCATTCTCGAAGATGTCACAGAGGAGATGATCCATGACCACTGCTGAAGTCATCACCGAGATCCGCAACCAGATTTCAGACACCAACGCCGCCTACAGGTATGACGACACGGACATGTATCCCAAGCTGGCCGCGGCACAGGTGCAGATCGTTGCCGACCATCCCGAGGCCCTGTGTTCGGATACCGTTGTCTCTACGTCCATCACCGATCCTATCGCCGCTGCTGTAGAGCCGCAGATCAACGACATGTTCTTCTTGGCCCTCGTCCACATGACCTGCCATCTGATCTTCATGGATGATTCCGAGGACGTGGGGAATGCGAAGCTGGCAGACAAGCATCTCGTGCTATACGAAAGGAGCATGTCGTAATGGCAACAACGAACCTGACGGACATCTACCCCCACGTCATGCTGGAACTGCCGAAGTGCCCCAAGGGCTTCGTGCTCCAGGCATTCCGGACCGTGTTGCGTGAGTTCCTGCATCGCACCCAGGTCTACGAGCTCGACATGACCGCAATCAACATCGAGGACGGCAAGACCGAGTACGCGATCGATTCCCCCATCGAGAAGACCGAGATTGACGCCGTTACAGAGGTCAAACTATCGGGCTCCGTGCTGACACCAGGAGACCGCTACACGGTTCCAGTGCAGAAAGACGTTGTTATTCTCGTCAGTGAGCCCGACGCCGACATCACAGATGGTCTGGAAATCAAGGTGGCCCTCAAAACGACGATGGCCGTAACCGAGATCGAGTCCCGCATCTTCGACGACTGGTTCGACTGTTGGGCCGCTGGCGTGAAGGCCAAGCGTATGCTGGACAAGAGGAAGGCCTGGACGGACCGAGAGCTTGCCGTCGAGTACAACCGCCAGTACTGGGAGGGCATCAGAGAGGCCACACACGAACGCCTGCGGGATCACACGGCCAAAACAACGATTCTACGCCCGAAGATCACGATATGACCAATGCTCGAACAACGATAACGTGCGACCTCACGGCCAAGACCATCACTATCGATGGTCTCGCCGCCATGCGCGAAACGGTGGATGTGGTTCTCCAGAATCATGGAGCCTACACAAGCACCGACTTGAAGGCGATCGTGTCTTTCGAGCGCGCTGAGCTGCTTCGGTGTGAGGCGTTCGCCGTTGCCGGTTCCGACCTACAAGATGAACTGGACTTCGACGCCGCCGCCGTAATCGCGAGTTTTCCCGAGGGAAGGCAGGGCGCCGTGGTTCTGAAGTTCGGTATTAAGGTGTGGGCATGGGCCTCGAGTACAGTCATTGCCTCTGCGGTCCTGCCCGTGATGAACAATCCATATAACCCGTCGATGGAGGCACCGGTACCGGTATCATGAAAACACTACTCCTTTCAGTCCTACTCTCTGTTGTCTCTGTAACAGCGTGCCTGGCTACCGACTTCCTGATTACGGTCGACCGGGACACCAAGACGGCAACGCTATCCACGTCCGTGGGGATCCGCGAGAGCGTGAGCGTCACGATTACGAACATTGCGCCCAATGACGCCACGGCTCTCTCGCTGGCTATTATCGAGTCCACGAACCTTATGGCATTGGCGACCTTCACCGAAGAAGCCGTCACCAGCAATGCCGTTGGCACGCTGAACCTCAACACTGAGGAACTCGTGGACTTCTTCGAGGACAACAAGGTGGGCCGCGCGGAGTATGACTTCATGCTCACGCTCTGGGATTCCAGTGAGAAAACCCTTCTCGTCAACGACATCATTCCGTTGCTGAACAACCCCTACTTGGAGGGAATGACGAATCCCACGGCTGTGTCGACCAATGTCTCCCTTTCTCTCTACGTCCTTGATTCCGATACGAATGGGTGGGAGACAGGGAGCCACATCACGATGACAGGAGGCATAGCCTCAAACGCCGCCGATATCGTGTTGCTGCAGTCGGAGACCAATGCCTTGGGAATACTGATCGCGACCAACGCCGCCGATATCGTTCTTGCGGAAGTGTTGATCGCTGCGAATGCGGCTTATACCAACAAGGCGAACATAGCATATGGCTGGGGCGATTGGGCGCCAAGCAACACAGCACAAGCGGTACTGATCGCGACCAACGCGGCTGACATCACGATCAACGGAGAACTGATTACGGCACTCCAGGCCTACACCAACAGTGCCGCCAACGGCCAGACCGCCTACGGCTGGGGCGACTACGGGACGAACGGATATGTTACTGCCGCCACCGAGACAGATCCCGTGTGGACGAACGCTTACGAGACCGGGCTTGACCTCTCGACTATGACCAATCCCCCGGCGGCGTGGACGGACGCCGGTAGTGCCGAGACAGATCCCGTGTGGACGAACAATTACGCCATAGGACTGGACGCATCTACCTTCACCAACGTGCCTGATCCATGGACAGCGGCGAATGCTTATACCAGCAGCGTCACAGCCAACGCCTCAGATATCGACACACTGGAAGGCGGCACAAACGCCCTCGATACCGTCGTAACTGCTAT